GTCGGATCGCGCTATTGAAAATTGTGACTCCTTAAAACCGGCTCGCGCCGGGAAAATTCCAGAATACAAATTCATTCGGCGCGACCGTTCAGTACCAAGTACCACCCACACGGTCACAGTGTGGTAAGATTTTCTTTACTGCTAGTAAATCTATAAAACTACATTTATTTGACTGAGTGTCTGTCTCAGTGGAATTTAAGGTCCAGAAATTGGAGGATTGTCCTCATAATAGACCCTAGGCATTCCAACCCATTGGTAAACCTGGAAATCTTCAGCCGCCGCTACAAATATATCATACATACTCAGTCCACAAGGAGGGGCTGATGATACACGAAGATCCCAAAGGTCTTCCATAATAACGTTGGTGTCAGTCAAATTTGATTTCTTACCTGGTGAAAATCTCAATTCACTATAAAAGGGAATCTCAATCTCTATACTGGGATTGACATTACCAGCGTTGATCGTGCCACCCTCCATCATATCAATAGGTGACGTTGGATGGTATATACCTGTTGACAATTCTCGATACATACCAATGTGGTGAACAAAATCCATAGACGAGTTCACTGGCAAAGACGCCTCAACTTCAACATAAGTGTCATCGGAAACCCAATTCGACACTCTGTTTGCAGCAATGGATGTACCAGCTGCGTTTTCATGGTATCGAGGCACGACTTTGTACCTTATGCCTCCACGCCATGCTTGGTGAGCTATACTGATCCAATGCATCAAAGTTGTATTCACATAATTATATGGTGCGGCAGCATTGGTAGTATCCACTGCTCCTGGCATATTTCCTCTCCAGTAGGGAAACATGTTCTGCCTCATATAATAAAACGATGCAGTGGTAGGTGAAGCTAATGTATGTCCAAAAGTCTTGTGATGATTGTAACGTTTCAGCAAAGGACGAAATGAGACAATCTTCTCACCAAAATAAACCATATTCTTCATAGAATTAGCATCAAAGGGATTAGCGAGCACCTTCACATCCTCCTGTTGTGGTTTATCTTGATCTGCTGACACTCCATCAACAACCTCAATACCAGACTGGGGCTTAAACACAAATTTCGTGATATATTGACTAGGTGAAGCAACTTCAAAGTCATCACCAGCTGAGATGAAAACATTAACTTCTATACTATTATCCACAGTACTATTAGGTGTTGTCAGTTCGTTCAGAACATACAAACTAATAACACCATTGTGATACCCATTAGGAAATGGAAAAGCGGTTGTGGAATAATAATCAGAAGGAACATCTTCACCAGGCTTCGTTGCTGGAATCCATGCTACGGCTTGTGACAAACCAACCTCAACTGTCACATCAGTCTCCTCCGACAAATCGACAATTCTATTGTATGTCACAGCCATATCGCTTGCAGTGGCACTGCCACTTGAAGAATCATAACTAATTTGCACACGACCCTTGTGGAAAGCGGATGCAACAAATTGAAATCTATATCTCATGTTGCCTGACCAATAGGTGAAAGGTAAAGCAGCAGCTGCGCATGCAGGCAAGTGAATGGCTCCACCAGCAGATTGCGCATAAGCAAAAGGTGTAACACGTGCATTCCACAGCAAAGTTTCAGATGGAGTGCCCATTGCCCAATCGAATTTAGTTAAATACGATTCCCTAGTGGCTATGTTGCAGATTGCCAATGGGTCAGCTGAAGGCAATCCAGCTAAACCTGGATCAATAGACAACTCTTGCTTATCATCAACTGAAAGCTTCGTGGATGTGTCAGGCACAGTCGTAGTAGCTGTATTGCCTACTGTCGAAGGTCGATAAGGTGATGGTTCCTGGGTAATCGAAGGTCGACTATAACCAAACAGCTTAGCTGAATCCGCAACCGCTCCTGAAGCTATTGACGTAGCTTTGGCAAATTTGCCTATGTAAGGTACATTTTCAAGTTTACTGGCCAATTTTGATACAGCAGTGGCAGGACCACTGATGACACCTTTCATGTTGGCTTCGTCAATTTCTTCTCCTGACTGGGCAGTCAAACTAGTGAGACCACTGAGTTTCATATCCTCTGCCCATGCAAAAACAGATATAGTCGCTTTATCAGACGCTCCATTCGCATGTTTGAGATTATTCAAACTCCTCATAAAAATAGCACCCATCTCACCCCAAGCATTACCAGGTACATCCCAACTATCTAAATAATAGAAAAATGGTAAAACCAATTCTCCACCAGCAGAAGTTGTGGGATTAAGGTACAAATGAGGTTGTTGAGATGCTTGGACTGCATCTTCAGGTATCAGAAAAGCGTTGGATGAAAAGTCATCCCAAACATTCAAGGGCAAATAGTTGACCAAAACTCTTCCATATTGAAAACCATTTCCATTGATAACGACTTTGACATGAAGTTTGCATCGCGCAATCTTAAAATTGTTGAGTTTGCTTACTACCGTTGGATTGGTAAAATATAGGTTCCAAGGGTCAAGTGTTTGTCCAAATGAGGTTCCAGTGCCCCAATCAGCTGTGAAAATCTTTACAGGTCGTGAAAAGAAATCTCCAAGCTGTGAAGCACCGTCATCTTGAGTGGCACGAGTAGGATCCATCTCGCCACTAACATCATACACACTCTCCCCGGGCTGATCTGCAAATTTTGCAATCTTGGTGACACCAACCATAGGAGAAGGTTTCATACTGAAATCTTGAGGCGCTATACCTGACTGTGCTGAAAACTTGGCTTTGGGCTTGTGAGCATACACAACTTGATGCTTCTCCCTAAAAGCTGCAATTCTCTGAGCTGCTGCTTGCTGTACGGTTTGTCGTACGGGAGTAAACTTCTTCTTGACAATCACTTTCCCCAAGTCAGGTTCAACACCACTCTGTGGACTATAATGGAAATTTGGTTTCCGCAAAGCACAACAGACTGACCCACAAGAACAATGATCTTCTTGCAATTTGCAAAATGGACAATGATCAGCTCCAAGCCAATCAGAGTACTGAATAATGTAATTTGCTTGATCAGTACGAGACATATTAGTGGGTATTGTCTCTAAAATTGTTGGAAGTAAATTTTTGTTGCGCAGAGACTTCCGGGCTCTACGCAATCTTTTCATAGTATATTTAGTAAGTGATGCTAGACGCAAGTATACACTCATTTAACATGCGCCGGGTATTTACATTGGGTGGTAAACCCGCGATAAAAATCGCTGAACCTATCGTACAAAGCCTATGCAAAACATATAAAACACACAAAATATGCAAAAACACGGTATCCATATATACAACACTCTTTTTGCTATCTATCCAGATGCAGAAGAGTAACTGCACACAACATTTTAAAGGGTTGTTGTTGGCCCTAAATTTCGGCGGCAGTGGATAACCGCCAAGGTTCATAACGCCTAATCCACATGACAAGAGACGAATCATAATCCAAATCGAGCTGTGTGCACAGATGTTCTATCTGCGCGGTTCGAGCTATAATTTGCATCTGATGACGTCTATATTCATAAACTTCTCTGCCATGATTGAACCATTCGCGTAATGCAGTGTCGATATTCAAAGCACATGCCCACTCTTCACTAATATCACAACCCTTAGGTCGTAAATACATGTGCAACATCTTAAAAATCGATTTGTCTACGAGAGCACCCACGTGACAACCTTTATCTGGACAGTAAACGCTTTTCCGTTTAAGGAATTCAAACTGTTCTAGATCAAGGAAATCACACAACTCACTCTCTTTGTCAGGCATAGTATATGTTTGACCATACTTCTCCAAAAACTTTGATATTGTTTTAATAGAAAATCCATCTATCAAACGAGAGACGGAACCAATATTGTCGTCGCCATATGTCATCAATTTCACACAATTACGAAATGACAAAGTATCGCTCTCTTCTACTAACTCACGGAAAGCTACACGCAAGTTCAAACTACCACAAATACCATTGATGATGACAGTTAAAGAATTACCTGAAATGTGGGACCCCTCTGTGAGCCCAATCAGATCTCCATTGAAGTTAATATAGGAATAGACAATATCGCCTGCCATAGCATGCATAACACTGATGTCTTCTTCACTATAATTACACTCTTTGGCAAGATCTATCAAGACTCTTAGAGCAGCGAAAATGAGTTGTGATGACAATTTCTGATCATACTTCCCATAGTCTCCACCAAGAATTCGGTCCACACCAAATGTTGTTGTATGCGAATAAAAGGAATCCCACTCAGGTCCATGACTATTGATACCAACAGCACACTCAGAAACAAGTGGATTCATTTGTAACACACGCAGCAAAGGTAGATAATACTTTCTGATCAAAAAGGTCAAAGCCACAGGATTGCTAAAGAAAATACGGCACTTTTCTTTGGAGAGAATTTCATCCTTCTTACAAGCCTTGGCTATAGTGTATGCTCGTTCACCGCGTTTGTAACACGATTCACATCGCTCAATCTCCATATTCACCTCAGGAACAAACTCACGTAGATTTGGATGTTCTTCAGTTGGGTCGAGCTCTACAACATATCTCCTCTTCACTCCAGTCAGAGGAAAACCCATCGATGTATCAAGTTTTATAGGATCCATGAATTTGACTCCACGGATACCACATATAGTATCATGATAAGACAATGGGGATGCATTACACCACAGTGGTGAAGCAAATATAGGAATGAGATCACGCTTGTAATCATTGATAGCCCATGCCAAAGATGTGTAATCGAAAGGCTTAGCAGGATTTGCCATATTTGCCAAACAAGCTTGCCATCCGTACCACTCAGGCTTCATCTTTGGACCGCAATAAACATTTGGTTCACCAGTCACTGTGGTGACCGCATCACTAATGGGAGTGACTCGGGCATCCGTGTGTGATGAAACGCAATTGTCACAGGTACCATAATACTCAATCTGAGAATCATTAGGCATATACCTCAATGGACTCTTAGTGTGTAAACCTTCATTCTCACGCAAGAGAGTCACACCAAACGCTTGTTTTTCAAAATGCTCAGCGGATCCAGATAAAACAACACCTGGTCGTTCTTTCAAAATAGTAAGAGCCATCTTCACCTGTGGCTTGGTTAAAACACCATAACAGCCCAGAGGAGTACCAGTCATGCCTCCCAAATGAAAACCAGAAATACAAGTTCCTCTACCATGAGACACCAACACCGCACCACAAAGGCCCGGTCGTGTATCAATACTTAAGCTCCTGTATTCGCCTCCAAGAAAGTCGCATACGCCATTTGATGTTAGGCAAGATTTCGAAAGACCATTGGCACGAACCAATGATCCATCAATATTACGCCAAAACATGCTAAACTGATGGTCAACGAGATTGACGTCCGGTAACCAACGAGTTAAATCCTTGAATGAACCTCCACTGTGTGCATAACACACACATAAATCAGTATCCTTGATGCGAACGCTACTCTGAAGATCCAACTTGCAGGTGAATTTTCCTCCACATGCATCAGGATTAGCCTTACGGAAAGTACATTCTATCACATCAGTTTCAAAATAATGTGATGGGATGACAAGAACATTGGACGTTAAAAACAAACAATTAGCTTGTAACTTTCTATCACCTGCAAGAATTGTACCATACACTAGGTTCTTCTGAACATTGTTAGATAACTCATCTGGCGTTGTACTTAGCATAGTAGAATTGAGTGGCACTTGACGTCTAGCGACTTGAGTCCACGGACTTTCTTCTGAATCTCTTTCAACCACTTCTGCAATGGTTTTGGGTTCAAGAGATCCCTGCTTCTTCATGCTGTTCCACCTTTTGTAGATCTTGGCAACCAAGTACAAGGTTCCAATGATAGCACTGGCACCACAAACGTGCTTGACACATCTGTCCCTATACTCCTTGAGAAGGGGCGATATATTATTTCTACGAACAAGCTCTTGTCTATAGCGCAACTGCACACAATTGGCCATCGTTGCTTGTCTCCAAATACATGCTACAACGCTCATAATTACAACAAACGATGTGCAATTTCCAAAATCAATTTGATTGAAGAAAACGACAAACAAAAACAAAAGAAGAACAGAAAAGTTCACCAAAGTGGAAACAAAATACTTTCTCTTTATTTGTTTATAGTCCAAAGCCATGAGGGCAGTTTGCAAGCGATGATCCATTATCCAGCGGGTTGGTACAAAAGCTATCCAATCCAATTTGTCGACGAAATACTTCGTAGCACTTAGCAATGCAAAAGTGGAAACTCCTGCTAAAGCACGTTGAGCCGAAAAATAATCGTTCTTAACTCGATCCGTAACCATGTCAATGGAGGTGTCTATAGCACTGGCAATCTCCTTCTCAAAGTCAAAACCACTGTGTGGTTGAAAATGATTAGGACAATAACCCTTGATATGACAACATCCTTCCGCTTCACACAGTTCGACATCTTGATTCCTATTCTTGACAGTAGTCAATATGAAATCTTGATTCAATCTATGAGCTTCGAACTCATCAATCAAAAATTGCAAGACCGTGGAAAAACCGACATTTTTAAGTAATTTACCTCGATACGGTATGGGTGCATATGTAGCCACAGATGTCAAATCTGGGGGCTCAATTGCTCGTTCTACAGTGAGATTCCATATATCATCAAATAACGGTACAGTGTCAAGATCCTTGTAGAACTCACGTACCTTCCGCGAATCTAAACCTTGTGGTCTACCATCAACCACGAGTTGAAATTCAGGTTTGGCTTCCACAGTGATAACTGCATGCATCCGACGCTGAATGGAGTATGGACAATTGGAATAAACGTACGCATCAAGATCCTTAACATTTGTGTTTACAACAACAATTGAGGGCTCAACAAAAACTTTGCCCTTACTTGCCAAGTCTGCCATATTTGCGTAAAATGGCTGATTATTACAAACATCAACGATGACACGTGTAGGTGGACGCTCAACAAAATTGCTCTTCTCGTTTGCAAAGTCGTCAATGATCATTACTTCTTTATTCGTTGTCCAATTTGACATGAACTTATCACCTGGGTTGTATGACGCTCGAAATTCCTTTGACAACGGCAAGGCTGCACTAGTCAATAAAGCATCAACAATTTGATCACCATAAACAGTTTTACCTTGGCTACTCTTTCCGAATAACTGTACAGCAAAGGGAGACTTGCGTACTCCACTACTTATTTTCATGGTGATGTAATCATTCTTTATGCTCAATAGGCGTGTGAGCTTATCACCTAGCAACTTCTTCTCAAAAGGTGCTTTTCCATTCATTGTGTGACGTATCTTGGTTGTCAACTTTTCCAGTCTGTCGTCGAATTCAGAATCAGCAACACCTGCAATCTTTTGTAGATTACCGTTGCGGACTAGATCCCACCATAGACACATGCGTGAAAATTCTTCATCAAGTTCTAGTGCAACCTTGTCTCCTGTCACAAAGCATCTAAGTGAATTTGTACGAAAAGCTTCGTGCATATTCTCAACAAAGAAAGTAACAGTAGAAAAGGCTGCATCAGCAATATCAAGAGCATTTCCATGGACAACTTTAAGATCTGGTTCAAAAATAACGTAATTCTTGACACTGAATGTAACGTCAGAGATCTTACAAAGTTCTAACGATACAAGGAGACCAAGCAATTTGGAAAAATGTGAAAACAACTTGTTGTTTCTACATAATTCCCAATTATCTCGAGCATCTTGCATTATACGTAGCCAATCGGGAGTACTGGTTTCACAACCATCTTTTTCACCTGATTGAGGTAAATTAAGAGTTTGGCGTACGTAATTAAGAACTTGTGCCACAATGGATTTACTACAATACTTCCGTACATACAAAAATATAGTTGCAGCAAATGATGTGGCAGTAGAACATCCTTGCAATGCGAAGAAAAGGGCAACAAGCCCTTCAACTTCACTGCAAAAAGAATCGGATATCTCGTAACCAATCAATGAGGAAATTTCCATAAAGAAATCGGTCAACTCATCGACTGGGGATTCGGCATCGAAATGCCGATTTTCCTGTTTCGTCTGGTATACGCTAGCTTTTACGTTTGCGAGAAACGCTGCAATTGTTGCAGAATTGAACATAAGAGAAAATCTATTTATGGGTCTTCACCGAAATTGCGATCGGCTATCCCAAAGGGAGTTTAAACCTGGAAAATGTAAGCAATTATTTTAAAATTGAATGCTGTTGATTACAGCTTAGATCTACTCATTAGAGTTGCTACAATAAATGTAGTCGCAATGCGAATCAGTAAAATTTGTTTCCCGATATTTGAATCGGACACGGATTCACTACAATGTGATACCGTCGTTTTGATTTTTGTCACGGGTACATAATTTTTATTTCAATTTCAAGTTTATAGACATTACAAGTCTGTAAAGTGAGTGGCATACTCACAACATATAGAGTACTAGTTGAGGCCATAAAGGCCGGCCATAGTTGGCCGAATAATAAGTATTCAATAATCCTCGATAGAGTCTAGTAGGCATACATTATGCCTACTAAACCACAATTAAAGACTAGAGGGCATCTTTATGCCAAATACTATAGGACCTGCGTGCGCAATGCG